CAGATCATGAACGGAATCTGGGCCAGCGTGACGTCTTATGCCGACCCCTTCTCCTCTCAGTCTATGAGCACAGAGCGCATCCTCGACGTGCTCCCCCGCTCAATGCTCGGACGAGAAGGCCGCACCCTGACAGGTTCCGTTGTCTACAACGAAACCGACCCGTGGTGGCAAAGAGTTACGAGTTCGATCAACCACCTGAGCGCTACCTACATGCCGGGCTATGCCCGGGAGATCGTGGAAGTTCGAGGCGGCGATCTGCGCCCGGGTCGTATTACTCGTGCGATGACCGATACCTCCGGTCCGCAGGGCGAAGAGTTCAACCTGCCTGCCGAGTTTGCCCGCATCGTTACGGGCTTCACGCCGATGGAGTTGAACCTGAAGCGCGACTTCCAGTTCGCGGGCAAAGAGTACGCGCCTCGTCGTCAGGACGCCAAGACTGCGGCGACCCGGATCATTCGTGCCCCTGACCGCACGGCCGAAGCGATGCTCGGTGCATGGAACCAGTACCTCGACAACCTGTATCGCGAACAGGTTAAGCTCTACGGGGATATCCAAGCAGCTCGGACCTTGGGCCTTTCGGACAAGGAAATCCGGCGCAACTTGATCAAGGATGCCAAGCTCGGTTCCGACGAAGTGAACATGATCATGCGTGGCCAGTTCTATCCGGGCAGCGCGTCGGAAGAGATGCTCAAAGACATCCGGATGCAAGAGCGCTTTGACAGGATCAACAGGACCACCCCTGCCAGCGAGGTTCCTTTCCGGGAGTTCAACCGCATGACCCGGGCGCGCATGCGTCAGGAGCTCATCCCGGAAGAGCCTGTCGAAACCCCTGCCCCTGTTGTGGCACCGAGAGGTGGGTCGTTCGACGATCTCATCCCGTCGGCTCCCGCATCCAACAACCCGTTTGGAGACCTCATCCCAAGCGGCGGAGCAGGCGGTGGCAGCAGTTCGTCACAAGGGGCGGCACCGCCGCCCCCCGCCTTCGGTTCAGTGCCAGCACCCTCGGCACCACAGATGCCGACGGCACCAGCGAATAGAGCCTCCTTGTCTCCGAGCCTTCTCGGAGGGGACCTCGCGTCGCAGATGGCGAATATGGAAATTGCACAGCGCCTCGGGGGTTAGAACTCAAACTTCGGGTTGACCTCGACGGTCAACCCGTGGGCCCCGAACAGCTGAACCAGCTCATCGACGTCTTGAAAGACCTCTTCAAAGGCGTCTGCGCTGTAGGCGTCGGCGAGGTTGAGGGCATGCGCCACCACCCTCGTAAACGCTTCGATCTGCAGGGGGTCCATGTCCTTGAACCCCACGCTCTTAACCTCTTGTCCGTTCATCCAACCTCACCCCAATTGTTGCCAAGCTCTTGGTCCACCTTGCTGGGAACCTTGAGGGACAGCCCTTCTTCCATGATCTTGGTGATGCGGGCTGCCTGCTCGTCGGACTCCACGTTGAAGCACAGTTCGTCATGCACCGTGAGGAGCGGGACCAGTCCCTCCTCGTAGCATTCTGCCATGGCGAGCTTGTTCTGATCGGCAGCGGAGCCTTGGATCACACGGTTCAAGGCTTTGTAGGTGAACGCCCGTCTCAGGCGACCCATCCCACCGTACTCGCGCTGCGCGTCGTCGTACTTCATGGGCTTATTGTACCCGAAGGTCGCGGGTTCCCAAAGATCAAAGCGGCAGAGGCGGCCAAGAATGGTGCGGATGCGCCCCTCTCTTTCGGCCCGGGTCGAAGCAAGAGTGGCCAGCTTCTTCACGAACGGAACCTTCTCTTGATACTCGCCCATGAGCGCCTTGGCCTGTGCGTCAGACAGCCCGAGCTGGTTGGCCAGCTTGCCCACGCCCATGCCGTACATGATGCCGAGGTTGATGGTCTTGGCTGCCTTCCGGCTGATGCCTGCCATGTCTGCCACCATCTGGTGCAGGTCGGCATCCCCGCGCTGGTACTCCTCGACGATGGACTTGACCAACGGGTCGCGCTCCGTGTCGGGGTGACTGGCCGCGAAGTGCACCAAGAGCCGCGGTTCTTGGGACGAGTAGTCGAACGATCCCCACTTGCAGCCATCCTCCGGGACAAAAAGTCCCCGGATTACCTTCTTGATGTAGGGGTCCCGGGCCGGGATTTGCTGGAGGTTCGGGTTCGAAGAAGAGAAGCGCCCGGTCACCGTGCCGCCATCGTCGGAGCGGAGCTGGTGCATTTCGCAGTGGATGCGCCCGTTCCTCTGGTAGCGCAGGATCGAGTCGATGAACGTGCTGTCCGCCTTGTCCATCTCGCGCAGCGTGACGAGGGCCTTGGCCACCGGGTGCTCCATGGCCTGCAGGAATTGCTTGGTGAACGACGGCGCTCCGGCCTCGGTCCTTGGGTACTCCAGCCCGAGGGCGTCGAACATCTTCTGCACCGAGGCGGCCGACCAAGGATCGACCTTGACCCCGGACTCCCTGCCGATCCAGTCGGACATCTCGTTGGCCCGCTTGCGAAGCTCCCTCTTTGCCTGCTCCGCCTTGTCCAGATCGACCTTGACCCCGCGCATCCGCATCTCGATCACGGCGGGCAGGACCCTGTGCTCGAGCGTCAGGACGGACATCAGGCTTTGCTCCTCGAGCATGGGCTTGAGGCGCTCCCAGAGCTTGAGGGTCAGCACGGCGTCGGCCTCGGCGTAGACGCCCACGTAGCGGGCGGGGAGCTTCCACATCTCCGACTTGGGGTCGATGCCCCACTCGGCCGCCGCCTGCCGCAGAACCTTCTCGTCCTTCCGCATGCCGAGGTAGTCCTTGCCCAAGAGGTCGAGGCGGTAGGACATGCGGTTCTCGTCCAAGAGCGGGGCGGACAGCATGGTGTCAATGATTGGGCCTTGAATGTTAACACCCTCGGCCATGAGCCAGCCCGTATCGTAGCTGGCGTTGTGCATGACCTTCGTCATGTGGGGCGTGGCCAGTTGCTTCTGCAGCCAGCGCAGCGTCAGCTTCTTGTCGAGGTTCGGCCCGTTGGCGTGGGCGATGGGGAAGTAGCCAGAGAAGTCCCCGGCCGCGACGGCGATGCCGATGATCTCTCCGTTCTTGGTTGCCCAGCCGGGGCCCATCTCCGTCAGTTGCGGGTCCCTCGTCTCGAGGTCGATGGCCATCAGCGTGTGGCGCGTCAGGTCAGGGAACTCAGAGGGCATGAACCACTCGACGTCCGGGTTGGACAGGTCCATCTTCAGCAGGAAGTCGTCCGTGCTGACGTCGAAGCGATCCTTGGTCACTGTGCACACTCCCCTGCGATGGCAGCATAGGCCGCCGCATCAACATAGTTGTCCTCGTGGTACCCTCCAGCAAAAGACCGGGCGGACTTGAGCAGGACCATCATCCATGCCACATCCTCGGCCTCGACCATGACGGGCGTTCCGTTGCGCTGCGTCAGGTACGTCTGCCAAAACTCGGCGATGTTGCTCAGATTATCTTTGACAGGGCCGTAGGAATCCTGCCGCTCCCCGCCCGTCACCTCGGCTGCGCGCTTCAAGATTTGGATTCTCTTCGGATCAGAGGACATAACGATACTCCTTGTCGGTGTGGACGAACACGAGGTTCTTCTTGGCCCGGCTTCCGCACACGTACATGGCCCGGTGCTCGTCGTCGGGGAACTGGGTGTTGACGCAGGCCTTGGTCGAGGACAGATCGACTGCGACGTTGTCCTCCTCACCGCCCTTGGCGGCATGCCCGGTCGAGAGTTTGATCCGAGGCTCGCCAGAGATGTCTTCGCCCCGGCGCTCGAGACCACGGATGTAGTCGGCGTCGTAGCTCCCGAGGTTCAAGACCTGAAGCGCGTCCATGCCACGCGCCGCGATCATCCCGGCCGAGGCCACGAGCTGGTCGTAGTCGTAGAGGCCCTCGGGGTTGAAGGCTTCGAGGAGCTTGGTGGACCCACGCTTGAGGGCCGCCGCGTCGCCTTGCTTGGGCAGCATCTCGTAGAGCGCCTTGATCGCGCCCACCGGGAGAGCCCCGCCTGTCTGCAGGGTGCGCCACCCTTTGATCGCGTCCGCCAGCTTGGGATCGACGGAGTTGCGGCCGTAGACCTTGAACATGTAGCCATCCTGCCGCAGGCGCTGGGCCCACTCCTGCACGTAGGAGTTGGTCCGGGCCAGCACCATCCACTTGCCCTCCCGCAGGTCAAGGTGCCGAGGCCCGATGACCCTGCTCACCGAACCTTCGTGCCCGGCCGGATGGAACTCCTTGGGCAGGCGGTCGCGAATGCGGCTGGAGATACCGACGCACGTCTCGTAGACGGGGCGAGGCAGGCGGTAGCTCTGGGAAAGCACCTCGATGTTGCGCGAGCTTTCCATGAAGAGCTTAACCTTGACGCCAGCCCAGCGGTGGATTGCCTGATCGTCGTCGCCTGCGAAGAGGACGCGGTCGGACCGCTCGGCCAACAGCTCCACCATCCGCCATTGCAAGGGCGTTAGGTCCTGCGCTTCGTCGACCACGAGGAGCCTGAGCCTCGGACCTTGGAGCTCCTGCACCACGACCTCGTTGATCATGTCCACGAAGGAGAACTTGTTGTACGTGCTCTTGTAGAACATGAGCTCCTGCTCGACCTTCTTGAGCATGGGCCACGACAGGTTCCAGTCGTTGGTCTCGGAGAACTCCTGCTCAAGGGGAATGCAGCGCATGATCGAGCGCTCGAGGATGGAGACATACTTGTCTCCCCCTACGGTCTGGGCAATGATCAGGCCGTCTCTGGCAGAGCGATCATCAACACCCTTGATGTCGATGCCAAGGCTCCGTCCGAAGTCTTTCCAATCCGCCTGCGCCATGATCTGCGAGGGCGCGATCCCGAGCAGCCGCAGGCCCATGGCATGCAGCGTCTGGAACCACGGCAGGTCCTTTGGCGTGAGGTTGAAGCGGGCGCAGGCACGAGACCGGGCTTCCTCCACCGACTTGCGGGTGAAGGACACCATGGCGATCTCGTCAGGCCTCGTCCCCCGGGCCAGCTCCTGCTCCACTTCCCAGATCATTCGATGGGTTTTTCCGCACCCGGGGGGACCGAGCAACAGCTTTCTCCGTTCCGTGAAACTTGCCTCTGGGTCGCGCATAGAGCCACTCCTCAATCTCTTTTTTCGAGAACCGGGACACCGAGTTCTGATCCATTTCATCGCCAAGTGAGTAGGGCTTCGGGAACTTGTCGTCCTTGATCCACTTGTACAGGGTTGATTCCGACAGGTTCAGCCATCGGCACACGTCCGCGGCCCTGAGCATTCGGTCGTCCTGCTCAGAAGGGAATACGGGCAGCTTCATCGTTCGTCTCCACTTTCATATCTACTTGCTCGTCCTTGTAGGCTGGCACCCACCAGACCCGGACGGTTGTCGTTCCCCCATCCTCTTTCCTCACGCCTTGGTGGCCGTGGCAGGGGCGGCCATCGTTCAGGTCCTTGATGAAATTCTGCACCTGCACACGGCTCACATGGGTGAACCCGCGAAACTTCAGAAACTCCATCAGGCCTGCAAAGGTAAACTTCGTGAGGCCCTTGTCCGTCCAAGGCTTGCCCATCGCAACTTCCTCGGCCACCATGGCGCGGATGTTGCTGGTGCAATACTCCCGGATCAGGTCTTCGAACTGGCCGCGCAGCGTCAGCTCCGGCGGGGCCTCGAGGTGGATGGCGGTGTCGAGAAGACCGTTCACCACCTTGTTCCACTCGGCCGCCTTGATCGTGGGCGGCATGCGGTCAACCTGTTCGACGCATACGTTCTGGAAGGCTGTCTGGCTGGTCAGTTGCTGCGAGGTGATCTCGAGGCGCTTGCCGTCGTAGTCGAGGAAGAACATCTTGGGCGACGAGTTGAGGATCGTCATCCCCGTCAGCTTCGGGAACTCAACCGACCCACCACTGCCGATGCCAAGCTTTCGGGTCCGACACAGGTCTTTGTTGCAGAAGTTGCAGAGCGGGGTCGCCGTGCACTGATAGCCGTAGTCCTTCTTGTCGTGCTGCTTCTGGAGACCTACAACCTCTTCGGCAGGGAGCGGGCTCTCGCAGTAGCGGACATTGCTCTCCTCAAGCATCCGCTTCCACCCCTCAGAGCTTGCCTTCTTGTGTGCCGTAGTCAGGTTGAACAGGGTGGTGTTGCGGTAGTCGTTGATCACACCCTGCAGAATGATCTGCTCGAGGCAGGGCGGGTAGTCCTTCAGGTCTTCCCGCTTCTCCACGTGCGGCGCAATCTCCAGCTTGGACAGCGGGACACGCGTCGCCTCGACCTTGTCGAGAAACTCGACGAGCGTCATGGCCTCGCCTGTTTCCGAGACGGCATAGCGCACCGTCTCGTCGGCGTTGAAGTAGGGCGAGTTGATGAAGTTGCCCACGTCGCCACGGTCGAACAGAATCTTGTCCTGCTTCGGGAAAATCTCACGGCCAGCGTAGCCCAAGAGAGCTGCC